ATACTATCAACATTGATATCATCACCTGCTGCTTTTAAATCCTTTTCTGCTTTTTTAGCATCATCCTCAGTTTGACTTCCAAACCCTAAAAGTTGTTTTGTTGCATCAATTAATTTTGGAATAAAGAGCATAGATAATGCAGTTATACCAGCAATCAATCCTATAGGTCCAAGTAGTGCTCCACCAAATAATATTAATGCTCCAAGTAAGGAAGGCCACCAATCCTTGATGAATCTAAAAACTGAACTAATCTTTTCTTTGTTTTTGTCGTCAGTAAACCAATCAAAAATTTTAACCGCAATTGCACCCAAAAAGACTGTACTTAAATAAGTTAAAATTTTATCAAACATGCCCTTGACAGGTGCAAGGACTTTAGATATTGAGTTTTTAATTCCTTTGAATACGTTTGATTCTAATTTATTTTCTTTCTTAGATCTTTTTTCTTTTTCAGAATCCTTTTGTTCTTTTTTATTACCCTTATCTTCTAATTTTTTTTGATTCCCAAGAGATTCTCTAATTGATATTATATTTTTTAGTATATCTTTCAGAATTTCTTGATTATTTTCACTTTCACCAATCTCTTCAGACTTAGCAGGTTTAATAAAATTTGCTAGAGAAGGTTTAGGTGATTTTACAATTGCACCACCACCTGGAAGTGACTTTTGGGATTTAGATTCTTCAGTATAAGTTTTAGATTTCTTTTTTTCTAAAACTTTATCTACAAAATTTTGAAACCCAATCTTATCATTTCTCTTTTTAAATGCTTCCTTCCTATCCGATGGAGATAGTTGTTCACCATCAACAGTTCCTGATGATGTTATTTCTTGAAGGTAAGTTTCATATCTATCTTCACCAAAAAACTTTGCAGGGGAAATGGATCCACCCTTACTAGGACCTTCTTCTCTTATTGATTTAAGGAGGTCATCCAGATCCATTTGATTGCTGCTGCTTTAATTTTTCTTCCTCAAGATGCTGTTGCAGTAATGCAACATAGATGTCTCGTTCCCAAGGCATCATATTTTCAATCTCTGTCAATGAGTATTTATGGTACTGCATCAGGGCAAAATTGAGACGAAAATAATTCTCAAGATCCATATGGATCATGCCTATGCGAAAAAAGATGCCAGACCCTCAAGTACAACTTCATTTTCAACCCCAGTGTTTGGATTTGTTACCTTTAATGTATGAGAAAGTTTTGGCATTGTTTCAAAAAACTTTTCAATATCTTTAAACTGGAAAGAGTTCATAGACTCAAGAAATTCTTTCACTTCTTTCTTTGAACAATCTGCTGTAGCCCATACTTCATCCTCAGTAAAAATTTTATCAATGCAAGATGCAATTAAATCAAAAGATTGATCCATTGCATTCTTATCACCAAAATCAAAATTATTTTTAATGAACTGATCTAATGAGGGATACTTCAATTGCATCATCAAATTATCATCAAGTTTAATTTGATTACTATGCTTATCATTTTTTTGAACCTTAATGTCATCAAGATCAATTTTAATTGCTACCTGAGTCTCTTCATCATCTGGACAAATAATATTTACATCCAACTCTTCGCCAACAGATTTTCCACGAATATTTAAAAACAAATATTCAATGTCAAATGTAGGAAGATTTTCTACTTTAATACCTCTAGTTAAAACACAATTTGAAATGACCGATTTAATTGCGTTACTAATTTGTTTTGTATCTTCACTTTCTAATGCAATGACAAGCACCTTCTCTTCTTTTACAAGAAAAGGTCTGTACTTAATTGTTTTACCTGTAGATGGCAATTCAAGATCATAAGTCGGCGTAGCAATTTTTGGTAAAGGCATAATGTCCTATAAAATATTTCAGTAATAATATTTATTTAAGTTAGAATAAACTATTAATAGAATTTTCAAAGTCTCGTCTAAGATTATTGACTGCATTTCCTGCAGCATTAGCAACTAACTGAGGAATACCTCCGATAGTAGTGAGCAAATCATTTGCTTGCGCTGCAGATGCAGGTGTCAATGATCTTGGATCAGTATTACTACCAGCTCCAGGTGTAGTAACATATCTAATGTAAGTCATAGATACAGTACATTTTAAAAGAGATGAAGAATCGTATGAAACTGGCATAGAAGATATGCTCAGAGGATAACTTTTTACAAATTCATATTGTAGAGAGCTACTGTAGTCTCTTTCAAATTTAATTACTTTTAATCCAGAAGATGCATACTCATTAGAGTATCTCATTCTATAAAAATATGTTGGGTCAAGAGGATTTTTTCCACCTTCTTTAATTTCATTATCCTCATCTGTAATAAAACGAATCCATGCTTCAAAAAATCTAATAGGTAAATAGTTTTTGGCGTCAACATAAAATGTTAGATCAATTCTATCATCAAACATTCTTCTGTATGCATGCTTCTCACTTACACCAGTAAAATCGTTTTTGATATCTAAAGTTGCTAGTTGAGATCCTGGAAGTGTAGCTTCTGAGCACATCAAGTTTAATTTATCCTGATTTGCTCCAAGAATTTGTTGGGCAAATTCTGCATTAGGAAGTCCTATCTCAACTTCAAAATGAGAAGATAGTGCAGGACTAAGTAGATTTGATTTAATGTCTGAGATTGACCTTTTCTTAGGCATTTATAAATAATTTTTAACCTTATATATTATGTATGAGAGAAAGTATTAAAAGTAAATACAAACCGTCATTTCCAAAGAAATATAAAGGTGATTATAATAATATCATATGTAGAAGTAGTTGGGAAAGAAAGTTCTGTAGATATTGTGATCTAAATGAAAACATTATTGAATGGGGTAGTGAAGAATTTTATATCCCATATATTTCACCACTTGACAATAGAGTCCACAAGTACTTTCCAGATTTCATAATAAAAGTCAAAGAAAGTTATGGCACAATTAAGACATATGTAATTGAAGTTAAACCAAAAAAACAAACAACGCTACCAAAAAGATCAAAGAGACAAACTAAATCTTACATTTATGAATGCAAAACATATGCAGTCAATCAAGCAAAGTGGAAAGCAGCAGTTGAGTTTTGTGAAGACAGAAGAATCGAATTTAAAATTATAACCGAAGACGAACTAGGAATCAAATGAACCGTATCGAACAACTCATTCCAGATCTGAATAACAAAACTAATGATCGTGAAGATATGATGCTTGAAATTATGCAAGTATTAAATGATACTGTCACACCTATACCAGAGGTAGGAAAGTTTTATACGTTTGTTTATAATGCAAAGACACCTCGTATAAAATATGATCAACATCCATTGATTGCTTGCACAGAAGTATTTCGTTGGGGATTTCGTGGAGAAAATTTTCACCTTAAAAAATATAGAAATTACACTTGGGAAGAAGTAGCAGGTCAACTTTATATTGTTGACTATGAAGAACTAGGAGACTTACTTTCTATACCTTACAAACTTATAAAGAATACTTACTAAATAGAAAAAAAGATAGTCTATAATGGCGTCAGCAAATAGCAAAGTATCTAAAGTAACAACAACTGAACCTGGTGCTTTTGGTTCTAAAAGAACTGTAGATAGTTACTACAAAACAGAGGTTACTACTCTTGGTGATGGTAGTCTAAAGAGAGAAACTTTCAGAACTGATGCAAAAGGAAATAATGGCGTAAAAGTTCAGGAAGTATCGGTTAAGGATGGAAAAATAACAGGTAGTACAATATCATCTAATGCAACAGCAGCAGAAAGAAGAGATTTAAATAATTCAAAATCACAACTAAGAAACTCAATAAGAACTCAAACCAAAGATGCAGGAGATGTAGTTCAAAAGAATGAAGCAGATGCTGCTGCTGGCGAAATTACAGATGCTGGTAAAAAAAATCAAGATGTAGTTGGTGGTGGTTCTGGAAATAAAGCAAATACTCCACCAGAGGCAGGGGATAATTCAAACCCAAGTTTGGAACAATCCAAAAAATCAAAACCTGCAAGAAATAAATTTGGTAAAAATATTGTATATCCTCTAGGTCTAGGAAACTCTAAACAAGATGTTATCTTGTTTAGTATGTTGCAATATCAACCAAAAAATATTACGTCATCTAGTGGACAATTTGGTTTTGGAGATAGAGATTCTAACAGAACATCAATAGGAAGTGTTGTTCTTCCAATTCCATCAAACATTCAAGATACAAATGCTGTTCAATGGGGATCTAGTACTATGAATCCCCTAGAAATTGCGGCAGGAATAGCCGCCTTACAAGGAATATCAGGAGACATGGAAGGAGTAAAAAGCACAGTTAAAAATACTCTCGGCGCTGTACAAGGAAACAAAGGAGAGATAAAAACTGCAATAGCAGGATTAATGGCCGGTGCTGCTATTGGAAAGGGATCAGACTTGTTAGCAAGAACTGTGGGTGCAGTTATCAATCCAAATATGGAGCTCCTGTTTAAAGGTCCCCAATTAAGACCATTTACATTTTCTTTTAAACTTTCACCAAGAAGTAAAAAAGAAGCAGAGAATGTGATTCGTATCATTCGTTTTTTCAAACAAGGTATGAGTCCAATTAAATCGAATTCCAATCTATTTCTAAAATCACCTCATACATTTAAAATTCAATATAAACTGAGAGGAGTAGATGGAGAAGATCATCCATATATTGGAAAAATAAAAGAGTGTGGTTTACAATCCTGCAATGTTCAGTACACGCCAGAAGGTTCTTATGCAACATATTATGATGGAACTATGGCATCATATCAGATGTCATTAACATTCTCTGAACTCGAACCAGTATTTAATAATGATTATGAAGATGATAACGATCAATCATTAGGTTTCTAAAATGTCAAACTATTTTAATCAGGTTCCAAATTTTGAATATGTTAGCAGACTTCCTGATGCAAAAATTGGTGATTACTTTATAGTAAAAAACTTTTTTAAAAGAGGAAAACTTCGCGAAGACATCATACAAAATGTTTCAGTGTTTGAAAAATATAAAATTCAAGGTGATGATAGACCCGATAATATTGCGTTTGATTTTTATGGAGATTCCAAATTAGATTGGGTTGTTTTGCTGTCAAACAATATACTCAACATTCAAACAGAATGGCCACTTGTTCAAAATAATTTTGATAGTTTTTTGTTGAACAAATATGGAGACTATGATAGTTTATATAATGGTATTCACCATTACGAATCACTAGAAATTAAAAATTCTACAGGAGTTGTCATGTTTCCTGGAGGATTGCATATACAATCCCCATATAATTTTACATACTTTGACCTAGGTTTAGAAAATGGCATCACTTTAACTGCTGACATAGCAACTCCAGTCACAAATTATGAGTATGAAGAAAGAATAGAAGACAATAAACGAAATATATTCTTACTCAAACCAAAATACTTAAATATTGTAAAAGATGATCTTGAAGAATTGATGACATATAAAAAAGGTTCCACTCAATATAAGAGTGAAACCTTAAAGACTGCTGATAATATTAGATTATACCAATAAGTTATTGAAAGTATTTGTCCATCCTAAGTTTAATGTAATACATTACTAATAACCAGAGAGAGAAGAGAAACCCTTCTCCATAACTCATGGTGTTCCATGCATGAACTGCACCATCCATCATTCTTCAGCAAGTTTTTGGAAGTATGACAGAGCATCATCTTCATCAGAGTCAACAGACTTAGAAGAACTTAAAGAATTTAGTTGAGCACTGACATCTTCAGGAAGTTCAGACTTTTGTGAGCGAGAAGAAAAATCTGGACTATAAGATCCACGATCATTATCTTCGTTGTTAGTCTCCTCATCATAACGTGGTGGTGCAGACTTCTGACCCAGAACCATCTTCAAACGTGTCTGTAGTTGCTCATAAGATTTGAACTGATCAGCACCAGTAAGAGCAGTCAATGAATACTGCTTGTTCCACAATGCTTCTAGTGCATCATCATCATCTAGAAGTGGAGAAGGACGATCAAATTCAGATGCATCGTAGTTCCAATAACCATCCTTTTTCTTCAACTTCAACTTGAAGTTAGCACCAACCCAAAAGTCAAATGGATTGATAGCAGTTTCATCTTCAAACTCAGGTTGCATTGCTTCCATAATTTTATCAAAGATCTTCTTACCAAATTTGTAGAGGAAGACTTTACCTTCGTTCTGAGGATTTGCTTTATCCTGCACAACATAGATGTTTGTATAATATGACAGTTTACGCTTCTGCTTACGTACAGTTTCTTTGTCAGCATCGCTACCACTGTTCCACAGTTCACGATTGTATTCACCAAGAGGATCCTTCTGACCAATAGTAGTCAGAGAGTTTTCAATATACCATCCTCCAAGGCCTTGAAAAGCATGGGAGTACATTTTTGCCCATGGAATATCTTCTCCATCAGGAGAAGGAAGGAAGCGGATAACAGCATAACCATTACCAGTCTTATCCATCTCAGGTTTCCAGAGACGCTCATCACCTCCACTAGAAGTATTGTTCATCTTCTCAACTTCTTTTACCAATTTAGAAGTGAGAGAACCAAGAGAGGACTGTTTTTTAAGATTTGAAAAAGACATAAGATTGTTTAGATTGTTTAGATTTGGCTTGTGTGAGTACTTCGATATTCTATACGGTATCGTCCGTGTTGTCAATTTGAGTTTTCATAATGTTTAACATTTTGGACATATTATTAAATACGGTTGACATATCAACATTTGATGGCAGCCCCATCAGTTTAGCAGATTCAACAATACGATTTTTCATTTCAATAGCTTCTGGGTCTTCAGATAAACTCAGTCTAGCATAAAGAACTTTTTGCTTATCTAAAAGTTTCTCCAAAAGATTTACATGTTTTGTCTTTTGAGATGCGCTCATAGAAGAGAATACAAAAACATTTCTATAAACTTCATCTTGAAGTTCACTAATTTCAGTCATCTCTGCACGAACAAGTTCAGAATCAAAAAAACTCATTTGCCCTCCAAAACAATACCCTTAAGAACTTTTTTATATCGAAATACATCTATATGTAGGAATGGAGAATACTTAGATATTCTTCTAGATATCTGATCCCATACAGGATCTGACATTTTTTTATCAAACTTAGATTTATATGCAAGTATTCTATCAAGAATGACAAGTGTTTCAATAGAAACTTTATTTTTTAAATACTGTTTTACTAATTGTGGATGTTGACCACCATTAATAGCAAACATTTCGTCAAAGTTTTTATTTAAAAAAAGAAAATCTATTTCATTTTTAAAATTGTAAGATAAAGATTGGGTTCTTTTTTGCCAGTCTTTAAAATTTTTATCCCCATACTTTATAATATCAGCCATGTATAGAGACTCAGGATTTTCACAACTTACAAAGTTGGCAACAAAGAATTTTTCAATTTCCTTATTATCATGCTGTCTTGACATTTTTTCAAAAAAGAATCTATCTCTTCTTTTATAAAATGCATCTAAGGATGCTCTACATCTCCCATTAAAACGAATGTAATCATATGAATCTTTGGTGAAATGAGATTTCATTGCAAGATATGTTTTATAGCACTCAAAAGGCATCATCAAAAAGTATTATTTTATAGTGGCAATTTTGCTCTGGAACTTCTCTTCAAAAAATTAAGTTCCATTGCTTCACATTTTATTTTATCCTTTAAAGGTTTTGAAATTAGTTTTGGAACAGACTCTACATCAATTTTATTTAATTCACAAAAGTGAACAATAGCATCGATGTAACTCATGTTATCAGTGTCATGCACAAGAGATTCTATTTCTTGTGCGAATCGAGAAGGGCAAAAGAATTTACTTTCTAATACTTTTTCTAGTTCATTCTCCATTCTCTGTCCTAAGATTGTGAGATACAAATTCTTTAATATATCGAACCAATAACTTAATATAATCCCCTTTGTTTCTTTTGTCAAATACTTCAACTTCACCACTAGGAGTAACCATAATAGTGATAAGTTTTTTGATGGGAATACCAGTCAGTTCATAGTAAGCAGTTGCATAAAACATTTCTTGAACGAAATAATTTTCTAACCACTTTTCTGGTTTAATTTTTTCAGAAGTTTTAAAGTCAATGACTGCGAGCTCTCCTTCGTACTCTCCAATACAGTCAACTCTACCAGCTAAACCAAGGTACTCTGAGTATAAAGTTCTTTCAATAGCGTGTATATTATTTATCTTATCCAGATATGGTTTAGCATGATGAAACATGAACTGTGTAAGAGGACGAAAGTCATCCCAGTTAATGTCTTTGTTCAGCATATAAAGTTCAGTTGCAGCATGGAAGTCTGTTCCACGAGAAGTTGCTCTTTTAGTAATACGATTTGCTTCTTCAATGCCAACACGCTTACGCCACTTTACAAAGATCTGTCTATTGTAAAAAGAAGTTACGGATGTAATAGAAGGCACCCACTGTCCATCTGGAAGATTGTACAAGCGGATGCCATTTGTTTCTTTTTTGTTTAGTTCAAGATCACCGAGATAATTATGATGAGTGAAGTTCATTCAATAGTTTCCATTTTAGCAATTAAGTATTCTTTACAGAGTCCAGATCTAACAATATCTTCAACACCAAATTCAATGATGTCAACTGATGGCATAACTCTAAGTATTTTCATAAAATCAGCAATTCCAGTTTTCTCAGAAGACTTTACAAGATCAGATTGAGTGGCATCACCACAGAACATAATCTTACTGTTCTCTCCTATCCTTGTGATTATACTATCAAGTTCGTGGAAATTCAAGTTCTGAAATTCATCAACGATGATGACTGCATTATCAAGAGTTGTACCACGAATGAAAGAAGTAGACCAAAAACTAATTGTGCCCTGAGTTTTTAGATTACCATATAACATTTCAAAGTCTGACTCTGTTGGAAGTTCAAACATATACTTCACCATATTCTTATAAGGAATTTGATAAAGAGAAGACTTATCCTCATGGTCTCCAGGCAAGAATCCAATCTCTCTGGTTGCTACAAGAGACCTGACAATGTAGATCTTCTCATAAGGAGTCTTAGGGTCAAGAACATCTCTAAGAGCATTGTAGAGGGTTACAAAGGTCTTTCCAGTACCCGCACACCCATAGGCAACAATGTTTTGATCATTTTTATAACAACGAAAAAGTTCTTGTTGGTTTTCTGTTAGAGCCTCGATGGGTTTCATCAAGTCTGCATTGATTGGTTTCTTTCTTTTCATATGCTTGTTGCTCATCCCGAATGGGACTACTGGTGTTTGAGACTTTCTTTTTGAGGTCATATGCTATAAGAGATTGGAAGGATTAACCGTAGTATCGGTTTTTACTGACATTTGCGCCTGGTTGTTTAGATGCACGATCTAAGACCTCATTCCATGCATTAGAATTGGCCTCACCAGTCCACCTAAATTCAGTGGATTGTCCTGCACATCCTTCGGACCAGTCTTTATCCCATCCTGGATTCTCATCCTTCCACTCTGAATATGCCTTCATAGACATATTAAGTTCTTTCTTTTCTTTTGTTTCTAAATTAATAACAGGGTATGTTGGCATAGTTCAATTGTTGGTGTAAATATTTATGAAACCCATTCCATTGCTTCGGCAACAGCAGGGAATTGTTCACAGAAGATTCTCTTTGCACCTAGTGCAAGATCCATATGTTCCTTCTGTGTACCGTTTGCAGAACGCAAATCGATATAATGAATCCATGAACGAACTGAACCGGTCATATAAATTTTGGTGGGACATGCCAAAGGAAGTACAAAACGAGCACACTCCTTTGCAACTCCACGCTCAAGCATTTGTTTATACAATGCCATAGAAGAATCGAAGAGAGTTTTCATCTGCATCTCCAAATTCTGGACAGTAAAGGGATCCAAATCATCAGTAGAATTCTGACGATTCTTGGTGTCTTGCCTGCGTAGTTCAGGTAGAGGAATCTCTGATCCCAATAAAGAACTATCTGCATATCGTTGTGAAAATTCCTGATATGTAAATGAACGATGGCGGAGAACTTGAGCCGCTATGCCCCTAGTTGTATTCAACTCCAGAGTCATGTATGCTTGCTCAAAGATACTCCAGTGCTGATGCTTCACACAATACTTCAGTAGACCAGAGAACTTTTCATTCTCCTGATTGTTTGGATTACTTACCCTGGCACAGTATGCCATGTGCTTCTCGGCATCAGGAGTTGCGCTGATTAGTTTTACGTTGTTCTCTTTCATCAAGTGTCTCGTTAATAATGTCTTTTAGTTCTTGTCTTTCTAAATCAGTAAAGACATTTCTTTTTGATTCAACAAGTGGTGGATATGATTTCTTTGGTAATTTTTTACCGTCACTAGGAACACTCATCCCCTGCGTATCTATCTTATCCATCATCATCCTCAAATACTTCGTCGTAGTCTAAAATATAGTTTCTAGTAGGGTCATCAAAGTTTTCCTGCTTAGTTGTATATGAATCAGTATCTGAATGCACTTCAGACTCAAGAGAATCAACAAGTAGTTTTAAATTCCTTACTATTAGTTTAAGTTTTTCCTTATCCATATTCTAAAACATTGTCAAATAATTATACGCATAAAAAAGGGGGTTGTCAACCCCATTTAAAAAAATATTAGTTTAACATCCTCCTACATACACGTTTACATATTGATTGTTTATCATCACATTCAATTAAACAGTCATAATAATCATTTAGCAAATCAGAACTATCTATTGATTTGTCTATTGTCTTTTCAAGTTTTAAAACATTCTGTTTCCATCCTTCCAGTTGATTGTGAGAAATTAGGTTGTGCATAATATCCTCCAAAAATAAATTTACTCATAATAAAAATCTACTTAGTTACACTTTACTCAACTCTCCAATTCTATCATTATATATGCAATTTGTCTTCAAATCCATACAATTGAGAAACAAAAATTTATGCCTACTAGTTTATACTCAGACATAAAAAATGAGAGGTTTCCCTCTCATTTAACACTATTCAATTTTTTTAAAACTTACTTTACGTAAGTACGACCACGATAGCAGAAGCTTCCATGAGTTTCCTCTGGACCTGCATTACTTACATTACACTCAACACCACGATATGAAGTGTGAGAAATTTGTGCGTTATGCAGTGCTGCCTGCTTTTTGATTTGGTCTTTGACTAGTTGAAGTGTATTCATTAGATTTACTCCTAAAGTAATTGGATTTTAATCCGTTCCTTTAGTCGTTTGCATCCCAATAGCACTCAGGTGTAGAATCCTTTACGGTCTCTACTAACTCTACCTTAAAAGCATTTGAGATATTCTCATTTGCTTTCATCTTCAGGATAATTCCGTCAGCTTGTTGGCAGGTGAGTGATGAGTATAAAAGAAATTCAATCATGGGATCAACGGTTCCGTTGCGCGACTTACTTGCGTCCGATCTCTCGGATGAACGATGGGTCTATAATAGACCTCATAACTTATTTAGTCAAGTGTCTTCGTATCAACACGAACATATGTAATTATGCTTATTCAAATAATTTAATGTCTTCTTGAGATCTCCACGATGCTTGAGTCCAATAGCAATCTGTGGGTACTCAGCAGTGTCACCAAACTCCGCATGAAATTGTTTGTCAGTAAAGTCTTTATCCAAGAAGTATTCATGAAAATCTTCGTGAATACTTTTCAGGAGCATGCCAGCTCTTTCACACTCTTGACTACCGTTACTATAAATTACTGCTTGCATTAGTCTCGCTGTCTCCAGTCATCAGGTTTGTCTTGGTGAAACCAACTCTTAATATCGTCGGCATCAGTGAATCCCTTCTTATGGTTGGATGGATCGGGATCTCCTAAACCCATCCTATTCAGAAAATCGTCTGTACTACCCTCTTCAATGTTTTGGGATGCTTGGCGTCTTGCCATTTTTAACATCTCATTGGCAGTTGTATTTGCTTTGGCAAGTTTCTGTGCCCAAATCATATCATCTAGTTTTACATCTTCATTGTTTGAGATACATTTACAGATAAACTCAAGTTTGAGTCGGTATTTTGTAGACAGCATATGCATTTCCTGCTGATATATTTATTTCAAAGGGTTTCCATGCTTATCGACTAATCCAAGTTTCCTAACTTGAGACAAATTTGACTTATTACTCTTCTTTATTTTCTTATATTCTTTAATAATTTTATCAATCTCATTTTGAGATATATTAATTTTTAGTTCTTTATCATCCTCACACAATACAAATCCAACACCAGATTTACTTGTCTCATCTTTAGCATCAACATACTCATTGATAACTTCTTGAATCTCATCTTTAATCAATTCATTAATTTGATTTTTAATTTGATCTTCATTCATTTTCTTTTCTTCTCCTTTTCCTTTTTTGGTTTATTACCCCAAAGTTTAGGATTGATTGACCCATACCCAAAATCAATTGATTGTACAGAACCTTTACCATATCGATCATAATACATATCAAACATCTTTGATACCTTATTGCAACGAGTAAGGTCTACGCACTTTACTCCATCAACAATATACCAGACAAGTCGTGCATCTGTAGGAAACGACCTATCATTTGCTACTTCAATTGTTGTTTTTTCAAGGAGAATCTGACAATCATAATCAGATGGATTAATTTTAATTTCCTCTGACCCATAATTGGCCATTTCTTTTTCCTCTATTTTTTTAGGACGTTCATCTAATTGACTTGTCATCAGGAGCGGCCTCCCCATTGAATATCAGGATATGCTTCTTTTACAATATCTAAAGTAATTTTATACTTATCAGTTAAATTTTTATCTTTAATAAGGATTAAAACTTCAGCTTCTTTTGGATGAAGTCCCTGCAGA